CACGTGGCCAACACGTCCTATGGCAACGCCCAAGGCAAGCTGCGCACCAACGACGCCGACTTCATCGCCCGAGCCCGCACGGACGTGCCGGACCTACTCGCGGAAATTGAGCGGCTGCGGGGCGAGGTGCTGAACGCGCGGGAGGTCGACGGCCTGAACGTCTGCCGAAACCTTGGGTGCATGGTCGTCTTCCACGCAGCCGACAAGTGCCCAGCATGCAACGACGAGTCCACGAAGGAGACCAGCCATGAGTGAGCCCATCGACCTGGACGCGCTAGCCCGAACGTTCGGCGAGTTGCGCGCCGTCAAGTACAACTGCGATTGCCAGGTCGGGGGAGTGGACGCCACGAGTGTCGATGCGGACTGGCTGCACCTGATCGGCAAGCGTGGGTTGGCGCTGCTCGCGGAAGTCGAGCGGCTGCGGGCCGAGAATGAGAACCTGCGCGAGCACCCCCGCGACGAGTTCCACACCAGTGGAAGAGCTCTACGAGTACCGGATGCTCTACAACGCCGCTGCGGTCAATGCGTGGGAGTGGCCGACGGTCAAGTCCTGGGTTCACTCCGATGGCGAGCCGTGCTTTCGGTGGCGGCTGGTTCATCGTGGTGGCGACGCTCCCAACCGGCCAGGTCTCGAACCACTACGAGGCCGAACATTGGTACCTGTTTCACGTATCCGAGGCTGTTCCGCCCATGTACGACGGCCACACGCCGCAGATCGCCGCCGAGAGGTTGACGGCGCTACTGCAGGGGCCGTACGGCGATCCCACCGCCCACGACCCCGCCGGCTGCCCCGTGTGCCGACACGCGCTAGGACTGCCCGAGCCCGCCACGCTCGTCCTGAGTCCCGAAATCTGGTGCGACGTGTGCGGCGCGTGGCATATCCCGACTTCGTGCTCCACCGCCAATGCTGCTGAGACGCCCTCAGCCGCCCCTGTGGCTGCGAACGGGCCAGGGATGGCACTCGGAGACACCCCCCAGGACAACGACGCGCCACAGGTGCCATTGCTGGACGAGTGGGGACGGCGCCACGAGGACGAGCTGCGGCCAATCGGACCCCCCGTTCGCCACGCCCGACGCCGTGGTCACCATCGAGCCTGACATCAGCGGATTCGAGGCCCAGTCGTGACCTGCCGACGCAAGCGCTACGACGAGCCCACGGCCACCAGCCACGGTCGCCCGCATCGTCAGCCAAGACGCGGTTGTGGGGCTCACGACCGAGGGGCGCGCCGAGTGGTGCGCACAGTGCGAGGCGTGGCACGTGGCCACCAAGGCAGCATGGAGGGACGCATGATCTGCCCAAGGTGCAACCTGCTCATGTCCCTCGACGGCTCGTGCGACTGCCCCGAGCAGGATCGCACGCCGCTCCCGAGACCCACGTGGCGGCGGGTGAATGTGCGCACGGAAGTCCTCGACCTCAAGGCCCAGCCCTACGCCATCCCGCAGGAGGTCAAGTTCTGGCTGTCCGGCAACCCGTGCCTCGTCCCCGGCTGTGGCCATCTCGCCGGCGACGGGTTCGTGTGCAGAACCTGCGTCGAAGAGTGGGAGGTTCATCTGGGCAACGTCGCGGCGCTGGTTGAAGACCTCGAGGTGGCTGCACGGAAGCAGGTCAAGTTCGGAGGACGTGGAGGCAACCCGTATACGACTCCCGTCCGATCCGCCATCGACATCGACTGGACCACCGAGCGCCACATCCAGCCGAGCCACATGGCACGCACTGACCAGCCGACACCGAGCGATTCGCGCGCCGCCTACTGGCTCGATCGACTGCAGACCGAGCTCGTGGGCCAGATCCGGCTCATCTGCGAGACCAATAGCATCGACGTGCCGCCGCTGGGCGACGACACGGTAGCCATGTCACAGTGGCTGCTAGGACAAGCCGACCAACTGCCGCGGCTGCCCGAGCAGGACGGCTGGGGACTCGTCCATGATCTTGACCAGGTCTACCAGGATTGCGTCAACACGATCGACGCACCCAAGCGCCACAAGTACGTGCGGGTCTGCGACTGCGGGCTCAGTGTCTGGGCAGGGCACGACTCAGCCACGACGACATGTGCGTGCGGGAAGGTCTACAACGTCGCCGCCGAGTACGAGGCGCGAATGACGGCCGCTCGTGACCGCCGGGTGACGCTACGTGAGGCTGCCATCCTCGCCAAAGTCCCGCTCAACACGGTCCGCTCATGGGCTGGCCCTGTCCGCGCGAGGCTCGACGTGTGGGTCGACCAGAAGGGCGAACGGCTCGTCAGGTTCGGGGATGTGGCGGATCTTGCTGCGACACGCCGTTCGACCGCTTGACATTGAGAATCATTCGCACCACCCTATGGGTATAGACGACGAGTCGTATCCCTACAGGGGACGCGGCTCGTCTTTGCATGTGGCCATTGAGGCGCCCCAACGCCAGACGGCACCGGGAACGCAGGCGGCGCGGGGCGGGGCAACACCCGCCCCGCACCAAGGGGGGGGCGACATGGCAGGTCAGCCGCTAGGCCAACTCCTCGACTCGCTCGGCGTCACTCACGAGCCCGACGACGGCGAACTCATCGCCAGCGCGTTCGTCCTGCTCCGTGTCATCGATCCCGATGGGACCGAGGCCGTCCGCTACGCCAAGTCCGACGGCATGTCGTGGGTCGAGATCATCGGAATGCTCGAAGTCGCCAGACACTGCAAACTCGTAGACCTGAGAGAAGAAGACGATGATGAAGATCGGTGACGCCAAGATCGAGTGCCCGGCATGTCACGAGACCATCCGCGTCCCGCTCGTGGTGACAAGTGCGAAGACGCTGCCGATCACCCTCACCGCGGACAAGGCGCCCATCCGGGAACACGTACTGACGCACCAGACGTGACATGGTCGAGCCTCTGCACGACTCCCGGACATGCCCCGTCTGCCAGGGTGTGATCCACGGGCGCAACCAGACCCAAGGCACACGCCAAGTTGGAACCCAGCAAGTAGGAGATCACATGCTCACCATCGTCCTGCTCCTCATCGCTGCCATCCTGTTCGCGCTCGCTGCGTTCAACGTCCCCGCCTCCCGGTTCAACCTCGTGGCTGCTGGCCTGTTCGCGTGGGTCCTCGCGGTGCTGCTGCCGATGCTGTTCCGCTGACAGTTACCCTGCCCGACACGGGCAAGTCGTAGTACGATCGCTAGTGCATTGTTGACTCGGTTGGTCTGCGGTGGATGGCACAGCCGCACCCCTGGCGAGAGTCCAGGAACTAGGTGTCCAGCCTTATCTCGGAGCAGTGGACGTGGAGTCCGAATCCCACACAGCCGAGTCAACAGTGGCATCATGAGCGGCATGACCATCAAGCTGAACACGCTGCTCCTCATCCTCGGCACGCTGTTCTTCGGCGCTGGTCTGATCCTCGGACTCGCACCCATGAGTCAGAGCGGCTACGACTGTGGCTCAGCGTTCAGCCCGAACGGGTACAACGGCGCGGCCCAATGCAAGGACGCGCTGTCCGGCTGGCGTGGGGTCTCGCTCGCACTCATCATCCCCGGCGCATTGCTCGCACTCAGTGGTGGCGTGGTGACGATCAGCGACAAAGAGAAGGCCGACGATGTCCTGGAATCAGAAGAGGCGCCCACCCTCTGACTACCTCGACCCACACAAGACGGCGCGCATCATCGCTGCACACGCTGGCATCTGCCACCTGTGCGGACACGGACAAGCGACACAGGTAGACCACGTCATCGCTTGGGCAGAGTGGACACACCCAACACTCTCAGTGCATGACGCATCCAACCTACGACCAGCACACGGCAGTGCCTGCCCCACTTGTGGACGCGACTGTCACGCAGACAAGAGCAAGACAGAAGCGGCACGCGGCAGCACGAGGTACGCCGCCCGAGGTAGGCGACCGGCCGAGCGACACCCCGGGATGATCTAGCACCCCACCTCACGCCAGACCCCCCTGGGGGGGGTGACCCCCTTACGGCAAGGGTAGAGCGCGACTCGGTTAGCGCGCCCGCGCCAGCGTGCGCCACTCGCCCGTTTTTCCGCCCACCCGGCATCGCAAGCGAAGGGTTCACCCATGCTCACCATCGTCCTGCTCCTCATCGCTGCGATCCTGTTCGCGCTCGCCATGTTCAACGTCCCGAGCTCGAGGTTCAACCTCGTGGCCGCTGGCCTGTTCGCATGGGTCCTCTCGGCGTTGCTGCCGATGCTGTTCCACTGATGGTTTGACCCTGCCCCGTCCCGTACCCACTCACCGGCTTACCCGCTCGTCCGTTTGATCGCGCCCTGGTGGCGCGTACCGACCCTGGAGGTCAATCGTCATGGCTGCACTGAAAGCACCCGCAGGACTCGGCAAGGCTGGCCGCGCTCAGTGGTCCGCGATCGCTGGTTCGTACGAGCTCCGCCCGGATGAGGTCACGGTGCTTGAGGATGCGTGTCGGACGTCGGACATGATCGAGGCGTTGACTGAGGCGTGGGTCGACGCCGGTTCGCCGATGACGACCAAGGGAAGCATGGGCCAGCTCGTGATCCACCCGCTGATCTCAGAGATAGACAAGCACCGCAAGTCGCGCGCCGGGTTTCTGAAGCGGTTGGAACTGGCGAAGGCCGGCGATGAGATGCCTGTACTGAACCAGCACCGGAGTGCCGCGGTCACCAAGTGGCAGCAGCGGGGTGCGTGATGGCGTACTCACGTCTCTTCATCGACGTTCCGCTGCCCGACGACGCCATCGCCAGAGTTCAGGTCCTCTTCATGCACGCCGATCAGCATTGGCATGGAGACACCGACCCTCGCATGGCCGTCGCGTCGGAGTTCGTGCGCCGCCTGACCGAGTTCGACGCCGAATCCGACGAAGATGGCGCGTAGCCTTGCCGCCTCCCAGACTCGTACGGCTGACTCTGACTACCGCGAGATCATCGGCTGGTACGAGGATCAGCTAGAGCGTGCGACGCCGCCCGTGGGCCTGGCGTGGGAGCCGGTCAAGATCGGTCCGACGTGGCAGTACGACAACGGTTGGGTACTTCCCGCGGTGACGCTGGGCTGGCGCAACCTGGCGTGGGCCGGGCTGAACCTGTCGGCGCCCAAGGGTGGCCCGTGGACGTACACGCTCGAGCAGGCGCGGTTCATCCTCTGGGCCGATGCGCTGGACCCGGAGACGGGCGAGTTCCTCTACTCGACGTCGGTGCTGCAGCGGCTCAAGGGCTGGGGCAAGGACCCGGTCGGGGCGTGCGTGTCCGCGACGGACATCTGCTCCGAGGATGCGGTGTTCGACCACTGGCGCGGTGACGTGCCGGTCGGCCGCCAGCAGGAGAACGCGTGGGTGCAGGTTGTCGCCGTGGCGCAGCAGCAGACCCAGACGACCATGAAACTGTTCCCGTCGCTGATCCCCTCGGAGACCCGCAAGAAGTACGGGGTCCAGATCGGCAAGCTGAACGTGTGGGCTCGCGGCGACACGGCGCAGATCGAAGCTGTGACCTCGAACGCGCTGACGATCGAGGGCGGGCGTCCGACGCGGATCATCCGTGTGGAGACTCAGAACTGGATCTCTGCCAACGGCGGCCACGACATGGCTGGCGCGATCGAGGGCAACGCAGCGAAGAGTCCCTCCGGTGCGGCGCGGATCCTCGACATCTGCAACGCGTACCGCCCGGGTGAGGACAGTGTCGGGCAGAAGGCGCGTGAGGCGTTCGAGGCCACGCAGGGCACCCGCTGCGAGGTTCATGCGACCTCGACGGACTGGCCCGAGTGCATTAACTGTCAGCGGCCCAAGTCGTTGGACTTCGGGCAGCTGTACGACTCGCTGGAGGCCCCGCCCGAGGCGCCGCTGACCGTTGAGGCCGTCCCTGGCGTGGTGGAGTCGATCCGCGGCGACTCGGTCTGGCTGTCGACGAAGCGGATTTTGGCGTCTGTCTTGAACCCGATGAACTCGGCGTCCGAGTCGCGGCGCAAGTGGTACAACCAGGTTTCCGCAGCCGAGGATGCGTGGGCCGACCCGAACGACGTGCGCAACGCGTCACGACCGGAGCGGATCGCAGCCGGTGAGGCCGTGGTCCTGTTCGGGGATGGCTCTAAGTCTGGCGACGCGACCGGGCTGGTGGCGACACGGATCAGCGACGGTCACACGCAGGTGCTGCATGTTCAGCAGCCCAAGGCCGGGGAGATCGTCAATCGGGACGCCTACGACCTCGCTGTGATTGAGGCGATGTCGACATTCAAGGTCCGGGCGTTCTG